GAACTACTGGCTGGATACATGATTATTTTGGATCATGCTCTGAATGTGATCCGTTTGAATCTGAATTCGGCTGGGGGAATGATCGTGGAGAATGCATTAGGCATAGATATATATTAAGCGATGAATATTGTGAAGAATGCGCTCGGTCACGTGCAAAATATCAAGAAAAGCTTGCCGCATTTGGCAAAGAATATCTTGTAGATATGATGAGCCAGGAAAAAGCAGAAGAAATTGCATCTAAACATGCATCATGGGACTTGGAAGCTGATGCAATGCTTGAATTCATAAAAACAAATTCTGTAGCTTGACTAAACATAAATCATTTGTTCTAATTCGTTTTGGCGTGTCCGAGTCATTGTAGACCCTCGATGACGCTGAGTAATCAGCCGCGCCTATCTAACTCCCGAGATGGGAACCAGGCGTAGCGTATGCCATAAGCGCAGTTTTCCGTGAAGGAAGCCCAGCTAAGGAAGCTGTAAAACATCCTAGGTGGCCGAGATGGTCAAAGCGAAAGCTTAAATCATCAATCCACTTTAGGAGTTTATAATGGCTGATACTATTACAGGGCTTATCCCCGATATTTATGAAGCAATGGATGTTGTCTCCCGCGAAAAGGTAGGCATGATCCAGTCCGTTACCATCGATGCAGTTGACAATCGCGCTGCACTTAATCAGCAGATCGTTGTAGATGTTGCTCCGGCAATCTCTGGCACCAACATCACTGGTGCAATGACCCCGACTGCTGCCGCTGACCTTACCGAAGGCACTGCAAGCATCACTCTGAACAAGTCGCGTGCATTCAAGTTCAATTTCTCCGGTATCGTTACCCAGCAGCTGAATACGTCCATTGGTGCGGCTAATACCCGCGTTGGCCGTATTGCTCAGGCTCTGCGTGCTGCTACCAATGAAATCGAAACTGATCTTGGCGCACTGCATGCCAAGTTCTCCCGTGCATATGGTACTGCAGGTACTACCCCGTTCGCATCTAACCTTGCCGGTACTGCTCAGGTTGGCAAGATTCTTGATGATAACGGTGCTCCTGCTGTTGATCGCTCGCTGGTTATTGATACGTCTGCCGGTGCAAACCTGCGTACGCTTACCCAGCTGAATCAGCAGAATACCGCTGGAACTGATGCTACCCTGCGCATGGGCGAGCTGCTGGATGTTCATGGTCTGTCGCTGAAGGAATCGGCTCAGGTTAATACCTTCACCGCTGGCGCTATGGCTTCTGCCACTACCGATGCTACTGGTTACGCTGTTGGCACTACCACTGTTACTCTTGCAACTGCTGGTACTGGCACTGTATCCGCTGGTGACATCATCACGTTCGCAGGTGATACCAACCAGTATGTAGTAACCTCTGCTACGTTTGCTGGTGCTAACCCTGCTGCCGGTGACACCATCACCATCGGCGCTCCTGGCCTGCGTGTTGCAATTCCTGCGGCTGCTACGGCAATCACGGTTGTTGCTACCTCTGCCCGTAATATGGCTTTCTCCCGTAATGCCATTGTATTGGCTACCCGTATGCCGGAACTGCCGGATGAGGGTGACATGGCCGCTGACCGCATGACTGTAACCGACCCTGTAACTGGCATGAGCTTTGAGTTCGCCATCTACAAGGGATACCGCCAGAACCTGTACGAAGTTGCCATCAACTGGGGTGCTGACGTTATCAAGCCGGAACACACTGCACTGCTGCTTGGTTAAGGCTGCTTAACCTTGGGGGCTATCTTCGGATGGCCCTCATATTAAGCAACTTTAGGAGGCAGTATGTCAGAAACCATTGAAACAGTAATCGTAAAGACTGCAAACGGCGATGTTCGTGTGAATAAGCACGATGCAGCTAACTATGGCGGCAAGGTTTCAGCAGAAAAGCCTGCTGAAGATAAGCCTAGATCGCCACGTGGCCGCAAGCCTAAGGAATAAGCCATGACACAAGGCGTTAATATCATGGTGGCTAATCGCGACAAGAAAGATCGCGATGTTAGCTTTGACAACCCACTGCCAATAGGCATTGGTGATGGCCCTCATGCTGACGCCTTTGGTCGCCTTCGCACAGGTCACCCGTTTGGAATCTTTGATTATAAGCAGATTTCAACTAACTTTGATTATCAGTTTAATGAAGTAGTCACAGGAGCTGCTACAGCCACCTTTCAGTACAATAGAAGCTCCACATATCTAGCAACTACTACTGCAAGCGGTGATCGCATTATTCGCCAGTCTGTCCGCTATTTTCCGTATGTGCCTGGAAAGAGCCAGCAGATTGTATTGACTGGCATCTTTGGCACTCCTGATGCGAACGTAAACCAGTATATTGGCTATGGAGACGATCTAAACGGATTGTTCTTTACCTACCAAGGCGCTCAGTTTGGCGTATTGCTTCGTAGTGCTACTAGCGGGTCTGCTGTTGATACGTTCATCCCGCAGACTGAATGGAATGTAGACAAGCTTGATGGCTATGGTAAGTCACAGATTACGCTTGATTTGACCAAGGCTCAGATTTTCATAATTGATTTCCAGTGGCTTGGCGTTGGGCGCATCCGCTTCTATCTTGATATTGAAGGCTCAACATATCTGGTGCATGAGATTAACAATGCGAATAACAGCACTGTTGTCTACATGAAAACGCCAACTCTCCCTGTTCGTTATGAAGTGCATAATGTTGGAGTTGCATCTGCTGCAACCACTCTTGAGCAGATTTGTTGCTCAGTAGCAAGTGAGGGCGGTTATTCTATTCCAGGATTGGAATTCTCTGTTGGCAATGGTGTAACTCGCCGCAATGTCGTTACCCGTACTCCTATCCTTGCAATTAGGCTAAAGACTGCATTTCCGGCAGGTCAGCCTAACAGGCGCACAGCAAAATTTGTTGATGTTGGATGGAATACGATCACAAACAACTGCTTCTTTGAGCTTGTGCATGTACATGGCCCGTCTGCAATTACTGCAACATGGACTGATGTAGATAATTCAAGCGGACTTGAGTTTTCAACAGACATTACTGCTGTGACTCCTACTCATGCTCACACCTTGCAGGAACAGACTGTTAATGCTGGCCTTGCCGGTGGCGGTTCAGCTGGAGGTGTTGAAGCAAACATTATCAATGTCCATTCATATATTAGCCAGAACTTCGATTCGACTAATAGTGCAATGTTTGTTGTTTATGCAACTTCTGAGGTTTCTCCTGGCGGAAGCAACGTAACTGCACATCTTACATTTGTGGAGTTTGGATAATGCCTGCAAAACTTGATCGCTGTGTAAAAAAGGTAATGGCTAGTGGCAAGTCAAAGAGTAGCGCATATGGAATATGCGTTAAGTCTACTGGATTGCATCCAAAACCACGAAAGAAGAAGGCTAAGAAGTAAATGGCAAACTATGCAACAAATGCCGATCTGCAAAAGCTATTGCCTGATATTCTAGGCTATGGTGTTGCTGACTTTACTGACCAGCTTACATTTGCAACTGCTGATGTGCTTGAGCTTATCAAGGTTGATTGGTGGCGCGAGGCTGCAAACGATTTTCTTTATTACAACCCTCAGACTTATCGTGGACAGGCTTACTTCCCGACAATGAATGAGGCATATCTTAACACTGCAAAGCTTGTGAATATCACATGCTATAGGGCATTGGCTCATTACATCTTTCCGATGCTCACGCTCGATGGCCAGAGTGAAGAATGGAATATAAAGATGGAGCGCTATCAGGCGTTCTACAAAGACGAATGGGCAGTGCTGAAACGCGCCGCACTTTATGACTTCGACCAGGATAGCCAGTTTGAAGATTTAGAGCGCCATGATAACAGAGGCAGGCGGGTGATTCGTGGCTAGTAGAGAAGCAGCAATCGATGTGCTGACTGCAAACCTTCTTGCACATGCATCTATCAAGACTGTTCTGCGTGTAGATCGTGAAACAAGCATTTCTGCACAGTCAGTTCCGGCAGTTTTGGTTGTTGATGATGGGGCAGAGGATATTCAGTACAAGACGGGTGGCCTTGCTGATGTTTATCAGACTGTAAGGCTTATCGGTGTTGTTAAGGATATTGCAAACCTATCTCAGTCGATGAATGCGCTTGATGTAGTGATTAAGACTGTAGTAGCTGCTGACCCAACACTTACCGGAACCGTTGCTCATGTAACCATTCTTCCTCAAGAGGAAAAGCGGCTAAATGAGGATGACAGCGTAGCGCAGTTTACCCGTCCGGTAAGAATCTTTTACGAAGCAAGCGTATCAGGAGGCATGTAATGGCTAAAGATGAAGTGAAAGCACCAGTTAAGACTCGCAAAGATAAAACCGGCACAGAGCCGAAATAAGGAGTAAGTTATGGCAACTATTTATGACAGGCTAGTGCTGGCCAAAATTGAAGTAACAAAGGGAACTGATCCAACACCAGCTCCTGCATCTGATGCTGTACGGTGTCGCTCTGTAACGGTAACTGAAGGGCAGACCAATCTTGATCGAGCAGTAGTTAAGCAGACTATGGGTAATCTTGCTCATGTTATTGGCAAGCAGACACTGCAGGCTGAGATTGTTTGTGAGCTTCGCGGTTCCGGTGCTGCTGGCACTGCCCCTGAGTGGGGGCCGTTGATGCAGGCATGCCGCACTGTTGAGACTGTCACTCCGGCAACCTCTGTTGCATATGCTCCATCTACTGCTACTGAAAACAGCGTTACCATCTATGTATATAAAGATGGCCTGCTGAAGCTTGTAGGCTCTGTAGGTACGTTTACGCTGTCTGCTGATGCTGATGGTATTCCGATCATCACATTTACCATGCAGGCACCTTACGTTGCTCCTACTGCAACTGCTGTACCTGGTGGAGCTGCTTATGATGCCACCCAGCCACTTGTGTTGAAGTCCAGCGATACGTTCAGTGATGGCGCTGCTGTCAAGGTTTCCACGTTCACGCTTGATGCAGGTAATGATGTGCAGGAACACTACACCACTGGCAACCATGAGTTTGTCGTGGCAAATCGTGCGCCTTCGCTGACATTTACCAAGGATTCTGTAAATACTGCTGCTGAATGGACTGCGCTTGTGGCCGGTACTGATGCTGTAATGCAGTCTGTTATTGGCGCAACTGCTGGCAATATTGCAACCGTAGATGCACCTGTAGGTCGTCGCCAGTCCGTTGCATATAGCGAGCGTGCCGAGCGTGACACTCTCGATGTGACTTATATGCTATATGAGTCCACCTCTGACGATCAGTGGACGATTACGCTTACTTAAAGGAGTAAAAGAATGAAGCTATTGAAGGGGCAAATTCAAAGCATCGATTCTAACGGGATCAAGTTTGATCTAAAGGTAATTGATACTGCAACGCAGGCAGGTCTTTTAGATAAATGGGATAGCTTTATTAAGTCAAAGGGTGGCCTTCGTGAGCTTGTTGATGCTGTTTCTTACTGCGTCAATGAGTGCATTGAAGGTGATGTGTTCGTTAATGATTCAAAAGTATCGCGTGATGACATTTTGTGCCGTGTAGATATTAACAGCGCAGAAAATCAAAATGTGTTCCTTGAGATCGTTAAGGCAACCATCCAGGCATGCTCTTTGTCGGATGAAGAAGTAAAAAAGTAGAAGCTGCGGCTGCGGCTTGGTTCATTGGCCGCAACTGCAAGAAATGCCCTAGGCAGGATGAGGCACCATCATATTGCAAGACGGAGCAAGAGTGGATCGAAGGTTACATAACCGAATGTCCGGTAAAGATTGCAAATGAATATGGTAATGCATTTAGGGCATTTAACTACAAGGAACAAGGCCATTTGCCACACTCAGGCGGATGGGCTGAACAGCCAGCCAAACTAATGGAACTGGTGGAGATTATCGAAAGGAGCCGTCAGCATGGCAGATGAACAATTGCGGATTGTAATTGATGTTGATGGCAAACAGGCTGTAACCTCCATCAATTCCGTTGAAAGCGGACTTACCAAGCTTGATCATCAAACAGCTAATACAAGTGATGGCCTTTCAAACCTTGCAATGGAAGCTGCAAAGGCATGGGCAGCTTTTGAGATTGGATCAAAAGTAATTGGCGATTCTGTAGATGCTGCCAAGGAATATAACGATGCCCTGAAGGGACTAGCTTCTACAGCCCGTTATGCCGGTGAAGATGTAGATGGAACGCTTAACAAGGCGATGGCACTTACCCAGGATGGTATGCTTTCCACTACAGAAGCTGCAACCGCACTTAAAAACCTGCTTTCGCGTGGCTTCTCTGCTGAACAGGCAATTACGCTTATCAATCGGTTCAAGGATTCTGCTGCTTTTGGTAGGCAGGCATCACTAGACTTTGGCGAAGCTGTTGTATCTGCAACTGAGGGTTTGAAAAACGAAAACTCAGTACTTGTAGATAATGCCGGTGTTACCAAGAATGTTGCCAAGATGTGGGAGGATTATGCCAAGGCTCAAGGCGTAACTGTTAATAGCCTTTCACTAGCTCAGAAGCGCGAAGCTGAATATCAGGGTGTAATCAAGGAAACTGCTGCACAGGTAGGAAATGCTGAACTTGCAGCAAATGGTTTAACTGGCGCTCAGGCACGCTTGGCGAAGGCAACTAATGATCTACAGGTAAGCATTGGCAATGCCTTGACACCTGCAATGACTCAGCTTGCAGGAACTGGCGAATTTCTAATTAAAGACCTATTCACTCCAATGCTGTTTGGTATCGAATCTGCAGGCGTTCGCCTTGGTGAGTTTGCAACCAAGATCGGACTTGCATATGACGCCATTACACATCCAATTGATACAGCAGCTAACCTTGAAGCATTTAAGCAGCAATGGGAAGAATATGGACGCATTGCTGATAAGCAGGTAACTGAGATTGCAGCAAGGGTTGCTAATATTTCTGGCCCACAGGTTGATATTGGTGCCGATACTGGTGCAAGACGCCAGGAACAGCCACAAGTAGATACAACCGCCGAAAAGGCAGCCAAGAAAGAAGCTGAAACTATCGCTAAAGAGAATGAGCGTATTCTTGCTGACTATGCAAACAGGAATACCAAGCTAGTTCAAATGAATGAGGAGCTTTATGCCAATGAGCAAGAGCTTCTGACAATCAAGCGCGATAGAGACATTGCACAAGAGCAGGAAGATTGGCAACGCCTTGTAGATCGTAATCTTGCAAGTGAAGAAGCAAGGCAGATGCACCTTGAGAATATTGCAGCTATCGAGGCTGAATATTCAATGCGTCTTACTGAGCAGAAGCTTAAAGATGCTGAGACATTGCTTGCTGGTGAACAGCGCATTGCAAAGGCACGTGCTGATGCTGCAAAGAAATCCGCTGATTTAAGGGCAAAGGCAGAACAGCAGGCTAGTGATGCAGGAATGCAGGCACTTACTGATCT